GGATTTTCGAGATTTCCACCAACCTGCCATACTCACGCTAAAAACATGTTCTTGCAACATGTCAAAACTACGTGACTGCAGTCTAAGTTGGTAGCCGAAACCCTGATAACATCAAATTTTCGAGCCTTGCCCCCTAACAGGGCACCGACTCGGTATCTTGTTAAAGGGTATTATTATAAGGCCATGCCACTCGTCAGGCAAGGCCTTTTATGAGGCTGGAAGGGCAAGGTTCGCCAGCGGTGGCGGACCTAGAAACCACGTGAGAGAAAAATCCTCCCCTGCGGCAGTCCAGCGTTCAATAGTGATCGGCACAGACGTCCCTGCTGTAGAAACTAGCACTCCATGACAGGTGCTATGGGGCGCCACATCAGCCGAAGAGTCAAAGTATGACCCAACGGAGAAACGTGCCGTTCTGTAGAAAGGGCACTCAACCTCCATGAGTGCCTGTTTGGCATTATTTGTATATGCGATGCCACGCATACTCTCGTGAGGGGCAGAAGTAGAAAGCACCCCCCGTGCAGCTGTGAGAGAAGTCGTGCCAGCAGTGTAAGAAGTGCAGGCATTGGGATATGTCACCGTCCCAGCAGTGGTATACTCGCGTACAACCTTAACATCTACCAGTGATGCACCCGGAGCCTTAACGACGTACTTGGACCTATAAGACCCACGTACTGCCAGAAAAGCAGGGGCTAACCATTGATAGAGGCTATTCGTTGCAAAATTCACGTGCTTAGAGCCACTAGTGAGATACATGGTGTTGGCGCCATACCCATAATATAAGGGATAGTCACTCTGGGACATGAAACTTTCCTCAATGGTGGAAGCACTGGCGTTGTTGTACATGACAGTATGATTGAGGGTGTATCTCTTCAGAAGAGCCCGAAACGAGGGAACGGACTCGCCATAATACACCAGCATCTCGCCATCCACTGGATCGGTTTCATGACACGTTATGACTGGCTGTTCTGCGACCGGATCAGGATTAGCGGACGTCCCTTCCATAAGCGCCTGAGGGGTCACGTGATAGCTATCGACGAGACGCGGAAGTGGCGCAGGATTGGCAAACTCCGGATCCTCAAGACTCATGAACGCTAGAACGCTCACATCGGACACCACGGAGGATGGCGTCGCGAGTTCATTGAGAACGGAAACGGTCAGGACGCCATTGCAGCTCGATGAGGCTGAGCCGAAGGCGGTCGTAGAATAATTGGTGGCACACGAGGTATATGGATCCACAGTAAGGAAATGCGCTACCTGCCCCCAACCAATACACACACTGAAATCAGCATTATCAGTTATATCCACCACACGCGTGAGCTGGATGTTGGGCTCAATGGATCCAGCATACACTGGGTCCCAAGTGACCAGCAACCTACCACGGTGATAAGCAGAACACACAACCTGAAAACGAAACTTCACACACCCCCTCCACTTAGTGAACGGGACGGCACAGAAGGCCGCCGCTGTCATGTAGTAATTGGTACCATCACTTCCCCCCAACATTGGCGTCACCCTAGCATTCCACACAACAGTGCCTGTAGTGCTAGCCGCAGTCCAAGGGAAGCTCGTGAGATAAGACTCAATGCCGCACAGGTGAGCAATGGACAGCTCATCGTTAGGCGGTTTATAGCCCACCACAGAAGGATCCACCGTTAGCGTGTTCTTAGAATCAACCGTCAGCTTCTGACTGGTATCTTCAGCATCCGTCGTCGCAAATGGTGGATTGTATTCAGGCCTGACACGAATAGCTGGCTCAAGAGTGAGAGGGCGTGACCACCCAAACGCTCTAGCCAGTGAAGCCCCCGCAGACACAGCCATTGATGCAGGGGTAGCCCAAACAGAAAGCCCGGGCACCGTAGACAAAGCACTGAGCCCCGTGGACAGGGCTGAGGCAAGTCTGGTGACAGGACCAGGCTTCTCGTAATCAATGCGTGCCTGAGGGACAATAGCCCCTGAGTCAATAGAAGTGGGGACGCTAAGCTCAGCATCCTCAATCCACGCAGAGATGGTGAACGTCAGAGGAGAGACGCCCCCATTGGCATGAAGAAGTGGAGCCAGCTGGCGGATATACAAACGCCCCAAGTCCGTCCACCCATTGGCAGGAATGGAAATCGCGTCATAATAGTACACAAACGGCAATTCCATGTCTGTCACCGTACTCTGGGAAGGATCTATGTACACATGATGCCTCTGAGAGGCGGCGATATTGTTATAGGCCACCGTGGGATCAAGCCCGGAACACGTCCTGAGGGTCGCGAGGGGGACATAATCCAGTAGAAGGCGGCCATAATAGAACCCGTTGCCATTCATTAAAATTCTCAGCTTCATATTTCCCCTGAAAAGATTATAGTTATTAATCCTGTTGATCACTCTCTTATTAGTTAAGAATAATGACCAGGGGTCAAGTGTTGCTGTCTCAGCTGCTCCTTGATTGGGCGTCCATGTGCCCTGATATATAAAGAGGGGCCTTGAAAGAAATTCCGACAGGGCCTCTCCCTGCACATCCATTTGATTCCGTGTCACGTCGGGAGGAAGCTGGGGCGTTAGGGCCTCATTAACCACCGGCGTGTTGACGAAGGACACGGTCTCCTGATTAGATTCTTGATTTTGTTCAGCGACACAGCTATGACCGCCGGCGACGTTGTGTCATTGGCGCGGCGGGGTCTCCTCATGAGCGACAACTCTCCCCTAAATAGGGGGGACCGTAGGACAGTCCATCTTCTGTGGCAAGCGTGCGCGTAGCTGGAGGAAGCTGCCACGACGTCCGTAATCAGTACCACAGCGCCTGGTTGCTGAGGGCACCGGCAACGCACCCACGGTATTTATATAGCGCTCCGCAGCGCGGGGCGCACTCACGAATAGTGCGACCTGTTGTACCAGTATGCGAAGAGAGTGGTATGGTTCTCCATCAAGTACCACTCCAGACCAGGGTTCGCGCGCAGCAGCTCGGATATCTGCTCGTCCACCAAGCGCGCAGCAGCGTAGTCCTCAAGCTCAGCCTCAAGGATATCCCGGTATCTGGTAAGCAACTCCAGTGCGCGTGATCTCGCGCCGTTGCTCTGGGGAACAACCACGGCAACTTCAACCTCCTCTTCCAATCTCTGTTGCGGCGTCTCGTCCCAGACAGAATCGTCCCACGGCTCATCCGCCTCCCACGCCGCAGGGGAGAGCCATTCCACGGCAAGCATCAGCCTGGCCATCATCGTATCTCTCTCATCCCCAGCGTCAACATCCGAAAAATGCGCCATGGCCACATCCAGCTCGTCATCCGAGTATTCCCAGTCAAGTCCGGCTAGGTCTTCCGCGTCCGTCTCTACGCTGCTGCTGCTAGAGCTGTGCGGAGTCACATGATAGACACGCTCCATGTCGCCCTCCGACTCTGACGGCCACCCGGCTGCCTTGCCACGAAAGTACTCCAGAACCTCCTCAAACGTCCTCAAAGGCGCCGTCAGAAGAGACTGGAGTCCGAAGTGAGTGACTAGGCACTCCAGGACAGGGGCGTACGCAGAGTATGTCTCCTTGCCATGCATGCACAACTCCATTTCAGTGACCTTTAAAAGGCCTGCGATGTAGACTCGCGTGTCCAGTGCCTTGTCACAATAGTAGTATGGCTTCCATATGGACGCGAACCTGAGCGGAGCCTGCACATAGCCAAGCTCCTCACTGAATCTCACCCCCCGCTTCAGGAACTCGTATTCCCCCATCGAACTGTAGTCGCTCATGTACGTCTCATTCTTGGATGGGTCCGTGATGCGTATGTTCCACTCCGTGAAGATGTCCTGCAGGGCCGGCTGAGTGAACCACGTAATGCCGGCCACCACACGCACGTCAAAGTCGTCTCCCATAGTGACGCGCAGGAGATAATCAGAGACCACAAAGGGAAAAGAGGAGCTGGCGATGCTCCTCTTGATGTCGTCTCTGTATGACCACGGCAACACGATCCCATTGCCCAGAACCAGCTCTCCTTCCTTGGGGTACGCGATGGGCGGAGGAAGCACGTCACAGTGCCTCCTGAAGAGCTGAATGAATGCGGAGATAATCCTCAGAGCGTTCACAAGATTCCCGAGGATAATGGTCAGGTAACAGCCGCTGGGCATCTTTCCGAAGAACATTGCCACGTCCCCACGCACAATGGACACATGGTAGATCTCCTCAACCAGAAGCCCCATAGCGACTCTCAATTGCTCCTCCGTGTATCTGCCCGTCTCACGCATCAGGAGGATGATCACTCTCGCCGCAAGCCACGCCTCAGGCACTCCTCGAGTGCAATCATAGGCTATGTAATCCCCCAACACCAAATTCTGGGCCATCGACATCCATGTCTGCATCTCGGCCCAATCGGTGTCGAAGACATTCAGCCCTGCAGCCATGCCAAGGACGTAGGTGTAGGAGCAGAGCACAGGGTAGAGAGCCCCAAACATCATCCGAGTAAGCAGAAAATACGCCATCTGGGCGCACTCAAAGATCCTCACCATCTTCCCAGGCTTGAGGATCTCCTGCTTTTGCGAGAATCTGAATGCAGCGTTGACGCGCCTCCCAGACGCGAGCTCGTTGTACATATATGCAACCTCTCTCTCAAGCTCAGGCGTGGGAAGGTAAGTGACCGAGTCCCCTTCGACCACCTCCACCAGCATTGCTCCCTTCTTTCCTCCATATGGGAATCCAGCTGCTGTATCGCGCTTCATAGGCTCCAATCCCCCTGTGCCGTTGATGGCATCTGTCAGAGAAACCGTGCCAAAAGCGCCAGGCGGCACATGAGAAAGCACGGCCCTCATCTCAGCAAGAACCTGATCAGCAGCCTCCTCAAGGATCCATGGGGGTATATTTCCGCGCTCAGCGGTATTGCGCAGGTTGGTCTTCTCCACGATGTACTTCCCGTAGTCCGCTGGCGGCTCAACTCCTCTAGCGATCCCATGCTCAGCAAGCACGGATTCCGCTCCCGTTTCCTTGTAGGTGAGAGAAAGACGCGGGCGCACCAGGCCCTCAATAGTGCCAAGAGGCACAAAGGCTCCATCCTGATGGCCTATGATGGAATTAGGCACCAGCGGCCCGAGGGTGTGCGTCTGTCCGGAGACACCATGCACAATCTGAAGAGAGGGCTCGAACGCCGGCACCACGAAGGCCTTCGCATTCAAACGCCGGAGCGCATCCTTCCAGTCGGACGTAAAGAGCGCGCACGAGAAGTAGCCAGAAGCACCGCCCTCTATGGCTGCGTTGTGGAACGAGAGAAGGGCCTTGATGTCTGGGGCGACGACCGGCCGGCCGCAATCCCCAAGCTGGAAGGTGCCCTTAGGATGGGTGGACTTGTATGCGTGGAACGTGCCGAGAGCATCCGTACGCACCCGGCGAAAGTCCACCATTGCCTCGTCACTGGAACCATCGGGCGAAACCACAAGAACCCGAGCCCTCAGCTTCCCCTTGTCGATGAGAAGCCCAGACAGATCCCTGGCAGGTACGCTGCTAGGAAGGTACAGGGCCACCAGATCAGTGGGCTCCCCGTCGTGGAGAACGCGCTCCGCGTACTCCGGATGGAAGCTCCCATATGACCGCTGAGCACCACACGCCAACTCATATCTCGTGATGTGCTTGAGCTCGCTGCCCTTGTAGAGCCCATGGGCGGTAGTGATGAATCGGCCTGAGGCCATGGCCACCGCATGTTGAGACACGGTATCGCCTTCCGCGAAGAGGCGTATATGCCATGTGTTCTTCGCGACCTGCTTGGCAATGTCATCCGGGCGCATGGTCGACCACGGCTCAGAGGAAGCCGGACGCCGTATGTATTGGGGCTCCTGACTCCAGTCCGAAGGCCGTCGAACCGGAGGGACGAAGGGCGCACACGTTGTGGTTGGCAGATTGGCCGCTGATGAGGGAGGCACATCAGACTCTCTGCTTGCCGAGGCAACCCCTCCTTGCTTGGTCACCTCATAGCGTGATACTCTCCTGTAGACCACGCAGCAGCTGATCACAAGCCCCGTCATGCCTATCAACGCTGTCAGGACCTTGGTCTGCGCACTGAACCGCGGGCGCTGAGCATTGCGAGCCACCACGGCCGCCTTGGCACGCACGAAAAAGGCGAGAATCGGGAGGACACGCTGTAGGAACGCAGCCCGCAGCATGTAGGAGACAACCGCCACGACAACGGTGCCAACCAGGCTCCCAAGATAGGGTGCCCAGAGTATGGCAAGGACGGTTGACACTGCGCCAGCTACGACAGAGGACATCATGACCACAGGCCGCGGATCTCCCACTGCGGCCACTGCACTAACGCCCCAGACCACAGCGTATACGAGCAGATTGAACGCGGGGTTGATGATGATGAACCCAGTCACCACCCATTGGAGGAGAGATATGAGGCCCATGCCGTAGGCGACAATGAGAAGGCCCCACCTTTCAAAGTCAGTGTGAGTGACTAGGAATCTCTCCCACCAGCGGAGATCCCCCGCAGGAATCTCAAGAAGACGCTGCCACGCGTCAAGCATCTGCACAGCACCCACTGGATCGCAGAGCATGCGAAGAGACTTGAGTCGTACCTCATCACCCAACGTCCAGAAGACGACGGGAGGAGGAGGCACCGGCGGTGGACCGACAACACCTCTAGGTCCAGGTCTGGTGTGGGGCTGGATGTGCTCACCAGTATCCCCGAGAATCTCCGCAGCCTCACACCTGTCACAGAAACTCCCGAACATCTTGTGCTCACACAGCTTCGAAGTCCTCAACGACGACATCGAAGCCACATTCGCGTGCTGAGCATGGCGGAACTCTTCAAAGTCCTTGGCCACGTATGCCATCATGTCTGTGTAGGACACTTTCTCCATCGTCCTACCGTCCACAACGAGGGGGCGGTACCTGAACTTCGACGTGAGGCCTCCATCGGCACCCGTTGGCCTATCCTCCACAACCTCCATGATATCAAAGAGGTAAGGCGCCATGATGATCGGGCCGTCAGGCCTCCTGAGCGTGTCAATGCGAGGCACGCCGTCCACAACCTTCCAATACTCCCTCTTGGTGTGAACGTAGATGACCACTCTGTTGCGCCGGCCAATCGAGTAGGGACAGACGGCTGTAGCATGGGCCTGCATGTCCCAACTGTTCGTCGTCATGACAACAGCCTCGATCTGAGGGCAAATCCTTCCCTTCTCCTCGACAGCAGCACTGAGTAGGGGAGTAGCCACATTTCCGGCGAAAGTCCTGACAACCTCGGTAACCGGCGTATCACCAGGCTCATGCTTCTTCGCGGAGATGTCATCGATGATGATGAGCTTGTGCGAGTTCTTCACCCCCGAAGAGAATTTGTCTGCGGCACCCAGATTGCACATCATCCTCTCCAGGTCACAGTCCTCGTGATCGTAACCAGCCAACTTCAGGAGATTGTAGCCGATCATCTCCGAAAGTACGGACTTCCCTATCTCAGAGTAGCCGTACAGAAGCACGCAGTACGCAGCCGGCTTGTAGCGATTCCTGATAATGGCAGCATTGACCTCACCAGCCAGAGAGCCGACACGCACAGCCCAGGACGCGTAGGTGAGAGCCTCAGTGCTCTTCTTCTCACAACGAAGCCCTTTGTCCAGTATTGCGTCACGTAGGTCAACCAGCGCGCTGAGGTAGTCAAACTGGTCCTTCGGATGGTTCCTCAGAGGACGAGGGCGGC